ACGGAATTGAACTGGACAGTCGATGGCGTTTCGCCGTGGCGGATGATGGTCTGTTGCGCCTCGTTCAATTCGTCGACGAAGGCGGCCCGGGAGATGTTTGATGGGGCGATGAAGCGACCGCCTATAGCCTCGATGAGTTTGCGCCCTTCGTTGACGGGGAGCGTTTTGCCCGCGGCTGCAGGGCCGACTAAGAACGTGTATATGCCTGAATACAGGCGGCCGCGGTTCGTTGTGTGCCATAGACGGCGCTCGATCACGGCACTTAACGTGGCTAAGCCGGACCAGATGGAAAACATATCTGGCACGCCAAAGGGCTCCATGTAATCGATGAACGAGTCTAGCCACGGGCCTAGCTTCCGTTCCGTAACCGCCCTGAGATGGACCGTTCGATCGGTGTCGAGCGCTTCCGCGAATCCCCGTTTTTCCATTTTATTAGCCCATCAGGATTATCGCTCGAAACGTCGGCCCAATTCCAACCAACCTTAGCTTCGGTTGGCACGGTGAAATCACGGCCCTGTTCGAGGGGGATGTGGATACGCAGCTCGTTCAAGGCCCACGGCACGATCTCATCCTGTTGTTCCTCAGGAAATTGGATGAGGATTGAGTCGTGGACCTGCACCAATAGTTGCACCCGCCGGGCGCGAAACAAGCGCAACAGTCCCGTGTCGATCTCATCCGCGGTCATGGACTGAGGGACATAGGCGATAGCGGCCCGGAGAGTCTCATCGTCGTTCCATCGTCCAAAGAAATATCGGCGACGACCGAGAAGAGTGGTAAGGTAACTGTCTTCCCGGAGGGATCGACGAACCCGGTTGTGCCAGTTTGGTTTAGTGTGATCGTTGCGGTCGAAACTCCCGATGGCGGGGAAGGCGTTAAAATAGTTACGCTGGAAATCTTCGACCGTTCCTCGATCAACCTTAGTGTGTCGAGCCATTGTGCGAGGAGTGCCGAAGTAGTTAGTGCCGTGTCCGAGCTTTTTGGCCAGGTCGCGGTAAGACAGAGATCGATAAGCGATTTGATCTGCCACTCGGCGAAACGCGCTGGGGTCCCCGCCCCACTCCAGGTTGTGCCAAGCCATTCGACAAACTGTTGTGTGGAGGTCCCCGCTTTCGCAAGCGTCGAGATAAGCTCCGGCGAAGGATTGTCCATGAGACTGGATAAAGAGGTTCCAGCAGATTGATCCGACATTACGTGCATCGGCTTGCTCCAGGTCTAGATTGGCGAACTTCATGCCTGAGTCGGCGATGAAGATGGATCGTAGCTCGCGATCAATATTTTGCAGATTTGTCCCGGTTCCGAAGTCGCTGATAGCAGACGCCAGCCGTCCGGTGTTTGTTCCTGCGATGTTAAAGTTAGTCCGCATTCGTCCGTCTGAATCGATACCAGTCTCAAGGAGTTGTCGTTTTTTATCCAAATCTCGCAGTGCCAAAAGGTGGACGCAGATGGGTTCGGCGAGGAGGTAGTTGGCACTGAGATGCTCCAATGCTTCGCGGTTGACGGTCGGGCGCATTCCCTGTGCGGTGCGTTTGCGCTTGGCGGGGATGTTCAACACGTTGTAGAGCAAGTTGGATAGTTGGACAGGCGAGCGCCATGAGATGGATGTGCCAATGCCCTCGCGGATAATGTGATCGAGGTTGTTGGCAAGCCGCGTGATCGATGTCTGAACGTCGGCTAGCACACGATAGCGGCGGTCTTGGTCCACAAGAAGGCCGCGCACGGTCATCTCGAGGATGGGGCCTTGCAAGTCGCGGCTGAAGGTGTAGGTTGCGCCCGAAGTCGCGTCGAATTGCGGCAATAGTGCTTGCATCACTTCGAGCGTGACACAACAGTCCAGGCCGTTGTAGATGCATTCACGGTCGAGCGCGGATAGGCCGGCTAGACGCTCGACCGTAATGTCACCTGTGTTGATGACGCGCATGTTTCACCGTGTGGAAGTCGCGTTTATGTTTCATGCCCTCGACGGCCCATTGATGCTCTTCGGGTGTGTCGGGCGGGATTATCCTCTTGCGTATCCAGGCTTCGCGCCAAGCTTTGAGAGCTAGCTCGTAGCCGTCGGCACTGTTCTTCGCGGAATCGTAGTTCATTTGAAATAGCCCGGATCGAGTGATGTGCGCGCGGCCCATCGCACGGCCGCGCCCCATTGATAGTAGGCGTCAGGGCTGTGTGGGGGTGCGCCGCCCCATTTGCGAAGGAGCTGGAACGTTAATGCGGTGAAGGGGCGGCCGTCATGCGCGGCGAGGTCGCGGGCTAGATCGGCCTCGCTAAGCCATGCATGGGGGCGATGTGCTGTGGCGTCGATCCGCATTGGGATGGGTGGCGTGGCGGCACGGCGCTCGCGATGCTTGGGCGCTAACGGTAATGCGTCGGGTAGAGCTGTCCACATAGCTATTCCTCTCTCTTTGCGCTTGCACGGCGCATAAGTTTCCAGGTTGCTTCGTTCGAGTAGATGCTTCCTAGGAACGCTAAACCTTTCTTCATTTCGGGTTGCAGCGCGTGGTGTGCTAGCATGGTGTCGTGCTGGGCGTTGCGGACACGGATGCCCATTGAGCGCCATAAGACGTGAATGTCGAAGAGACCGTTTTGGAAGACCTTCGGCTGATCGCCCTCACATATTCGCTTGACCCAGCGCCAAGCGGCCCGCTCGTCCTCGGCCTCGAGCCAATAGTTCTTGCCCGACTTGAGCGGATCGAAGAAAGGAACGACCAGGGCGCGGTCTATGGACGGTGCAAGGCCCACGCATGTTACCATGTCGCCTATCGTTTCGATGTCGATCGATATGAGCGATGACTCGATGATATAAGACTCGAAGCGGTAGAGGTCGTCTAGCTTGGGTTCGATCCAGACTTCGCGCATCGGGCGGCGGATGTCTGGAAATTCGCTTTCGCGACGGGCCTTGCACATGTCGGCATATAGCACTGGTCGTAGGGACCAATCGTAGCCGACGGCCTGGGGATGGTAGGTTGGCAGGACCTTGCCCCATTGCGACAGCGCGGGGGCACCACGTATCTTAGCGATGCCTGTTGTGTGCAGCAAGGCCCATGATGCGGTTGCGCCGAGCGCCACGATTAGGTTGGGCTTTTCGCGTTCAAGCTCTGTGTAGAGGCGGGCTAGTTCCGGGGCGAACTCGTTGCGCATGAATTTGCCGGCGGCGATGGCTGGCATGTCTGGAATTGCACCGATGCGCGGGCCACAACAATTTTTGATGTCGTTGCTGGGCTTGGGCTGTAGGTTTAGAACGTTGGTGATGAAGCACTCGTTCCGTGCGATGCCCGCCTGTGCGAGCACCCCGTTGAGGATGCGCCCCGCGTTACCCTGAAACGGCAGTCCCGTGGCGGCCTCGTCTTTTCCCCATGCCTCGCCAACCAACGCAATCTTTCGCATAGTGCTACTCAGATTGAGCGAGTTGCTGTGAGGCTAGGATAGCATAGCCTGCAATGTCGTCCCAATGGTCTTTGTGGTTGGGGTTACCGGCGAGGATGCGGCCGATCTTATGGGCGATCATCTCAAGAGACTCACGTTGAACTGGCGTCAGTTTGTCGTTAAACTCACAAGCATCCCACATTACCTCTTTTAATTTCTGCGTTATGTGAGCGTGATTGGTAAATTTGCCGTGTTGATTACCACGCTCATTCAGTAATGTATCGGTAGGATCAGCCATTGCCCTCTCCATTGCCAAAAATAGCGGATCGATAGTTAGACCGGGCGCGCTCGGCAAAGTCCGCGTCCCGTTCAAGGCCCAATAAGGTTGTGGCGCCGAGTCGCTTGGCGGCGATGAGGGCATTTCCCGAACCACATGTTGGGTCCAGTATCGAGGTGTGCTCATCGACGATCATCCTCATGAAATGTCCGAGCATGGCGATGGGCTTTTCGCTCATGTGCTGGCTGGTCGGGGTTGGACAGGGAAAGCAATTGGCAATGGACTGGACGATCTGTCGCTTGCCCCGCGTAGCGAAGAAGCAGGTCTCGTAAATGCGGCGGGGGTCGTGGCGCGGATCGGGCACAACGCCTGTATTGTCGGACTTGAACCAAATCAAGGGGAATGGGTTGACGTTCCAGCCCATATCGGTCAATAGATCAAGCGTTATCGCATAGTGGTGCATCGAGAACCAGAACATGAGGTGGGCGGACTCGGCGACGACCTTGGGCATGGCGTGCTCGAGACTAGAGATGAGCCCAAAGTAGTCGTCGGGTGTATCTTCGTATGTGCCCTGTGTGTGCTCGACGACCGCGGCCGGCCCCATTTGCATCTTGTGGGCATTGATGCCGTAGGGAAAATCACAGTGGATGAAGTTGAAGAGTGAACCCTCGTAAGCAGGTGCCCATTGGTGAAAGTCGGCACATTCAATTGGCACATCTCGTGCTTGGCCCTCTAGCGCGGTGATGATCGAGGTTCGTTTGCGCTCCGCATCTCGTGAGATGATATTGCGCGCGGTGGAGAATTTGGGTGCACCGACGACACGTGAATTGCCCTGGGTGATTTCTTCCGCTACACTTAAGAGGTTCGATAGTGTGCCTTTGGTGATGTTCAATGCCTCTGCGGTGCGCGTTTGGTTCCAGGTTGGATCGATGGACAGGCGCAGGCGATGATATTGTAATGCGGCCTGGCACTGGTCTTGCCAGGGTAAATCGACGCGGCGGACATTTTCCTCGAGTTCGATGAGGTGTAGTTCGTGGTCGAGCAGATCCTCGGCCCATTGGCACGAAATACTTGTCCATCCCAAGGACTTACAAGCCTCGAACCTACGTTCACCAGCAATTAATTCGCCGTTGCTTTTACGGACCACTGGTGGATTAATTAAGCCCGTGCGGGCTATACTTGCGGCAAGTTCTGAAATACCTTCCAGTTCGCGACGCTGACGTCCTTCTCGATTAACCCATATATCAGTTATGAGAACCGAAGCAAAATTCCCACTGGTCATTCTGCTCTCCTTCGGGCAGAGACTGCCGCTTCTGCCTCAAACAGTTCGTGAAATCTAAGATAGAGGTCGCTGGTCATCTGTGATCCGGGAAAGGGTAGTTTTCGGGGCGAAGGCGGCGTTTAGCGCGAAGTTCACGCTTGCTATCGCTGTCGGCGGTCATTTCGGCGACCAGCGCTTTTGTGTGATCGATAAAGGTGAAGTCGGAATTGTAGATAGGGTGGTCGCGCGGACGTTCGGAGATGTCATCGAGAGCGTTTTCACTTGGTTCGCGGGTCATTTGTGGTGCTCCTTCACTTGTTCGAGGTCGTTGGTATAGCAGAGGAGCCAACCAAAGTTGGTCTGTGTGCCGGATTTCAGCACGTGGATGGCACAGGCTCCGATCGCGTCGTCGCGGGACATGCGCTTTGCGTCGGCATACTCGGATGAATAGGTGCCGGCTGGTGTGAGCCAGCCGCCGAGCTTTGCATTCCAGATCACATACATGTTGGACTCCGGGTTGTCGCCCCCGTCTCGGGCGCAGTCCTGGGGGTTTGAGACGGGGGCGCCTGGGCTGATCCTAGCCCAAGGGGAAGGTCTTCGAAATCTCCGCGTATTGCACCTCAGGATCATCGCGATCCGGGCGCCAGCGAACGTAGCCGCCGAACTTCTGGTTCACCGACTCGGTAAGAGCGGTCTTAAGCGAACCGCCGTTCCAGCACTTTACGTGGTCCTGAAGGAACCGCTTGAGCTTGAACTCGGTCTGCGCGTAACGCTTCTGTGACTCAGGGTCATCCGCCTTGTTGAAGATGAACGAGACACGCTGTGGAGTGCCCTCAGCCTTACCGAATGTGGCGAGGTCGTCGGGGTCAACGTCGTCGTGGACGCCCGTGCACTGACACTGGAACTCGAGGATTTCGTATTCGTCCCGGTCGACGACCTCGTATTTCTTGATGATCCAGTCGTAGGTGCCGATGGGCAGGTTCGGTGGACGCTTGATCTCGTCGGCGGCTTTAGACAATGCATCCGCAAAGTTCATTTCACTTCTCCTCTTGATAGAGTCTTGCACGCACGGCGCAGTCCTTGGCCTCCAAGAGCTTGCGTAGGCACACGGTGCGCTCGGCGTGCCTGGGCAGCTTGTTG